ATTACCCGCCTGCCCGCGTCGTGCGGACGCTGAGCGCAGAGGGTGAGGCTGAGTCGGTCAAGATCGGGACGCCTGAAGAGGCGGAACAATCCCGTATGGAAGCCCAGCAGAAGCAGGATCAGCAGATCGCTCAAATCTACGCCTTGGGCGTGGGTAAATACGACGTTGCGGTCGATACCGGGCCTTCCTTCACCACGCAGCGTGAGGAGTTCAATGCGTTTGTCACTGAGCTAATCCGCGTTCTGCCTCAGTATGCCGATTTGTTCGGTCCGTTCGCCCTGAAGAGCTTTGACGCTCCGGGCGTGGACAAGCTGATTGCCGAGGTTGAGCGCCGCCAGCAGATGGCGGAACAGAACGCCGGACAGCCCACGCCGGACCAGCAAGAGAAACAGGCGCAGATGCAGTTGCAGGCGCAGGAGGCTCAGTTGAAGGCCGCAGAGGCCCAAGAGAACGCGTCGATTGAACGTGAAAAGCTGGCGATTGAGGCATTCCGCGCCGAGACAGAGCGTCTGACCGCCTTACAGAATGCGATGCAGCCTAGGGACGCCCCAAGGACATTTGCATGATGGCCATTCCGGCCGAACGGGGTAGATTTTACCCGCAAACGCCAATATAAAGGCAACAGATGACCGATACGACCACATCAGACGAGGTTTTCGACGTTTTCGAGGATCAGGCTGAAGTCGCTGAGGAAACCACCGACCAAGTCGAGACCGACGAGTCCGAAGAGGGTTCCGAGGAAGACAGTCCAGACGAAGAGTTTGAGGATTACGAAGAGGACGGGAAAACCTACAAGGTTCCGAAAGACCTGAAGGGCCATCTTCTCCGCAACTCGGACTACACCCGTAAGACTCAGGAGCTTGCCGAACAGCGGCGGGCTTTCGAGGCGGACCGGGTGAAGGCGACGGAAAACGATGAGGCCATTGAGGTTGCACGTTTCGAGCAACGCAAAATCCAGAACCGTCTATCCGATCTGCAAGCCCTCTCGGCTCAGGATTGGAACGATATTCGGATCATGGATCAGCAGCGCGGGACGAACAACTACGATGCGCTCCAGCGAGAATTCCTGACCCTTCCGCGCCAAGCCGATGAGGTAAAGCGCACACTCGATGAGAAGGTGAACGCGGTTCGCGATGCGCAGCAACAGACCGTTGCCAAGCAAATTGCAGACGGCCAAGCGATCCTCGCGCGAGACATTCCCGGTTGGGGTCCTGAGCTAGGAGCCAAGCTGACTGACTTTGTCCAAAGGGAGTTCGGTGTGACCGCTGAGAAGCACGGTCAGGCCTTCATGGACCCCGCAATGGTGAAGTTGGCTCATGCAGCTTTCCTGCGTCATGAATCCGCCCGGAAAGATCAAACCCAGCAACGCGCTGAAGCGATCAGGAAGGCCCCTCAGGCAAATGTCGTCAAGGGGGCTGCTCCGGCCAACGGAATCCACGACAAACTGTCGCCGGAGGAATGGGCTCGCAGGCGCAACCAACAACTCGCTGCTAGAGGAAAACGTTAATGGCGAACACCCTTCTCTCTCCAACCACTATCACGAAGGAAGCCCTGCGCATCCTTCACAACGAATCCACCTTCATCGGTAACGTCAACAAGTCCTACAACGGGCGTTTCGCCAAGTCGGGCGCGAAGATCGGTGAGACCCTGAAAATCCGCAAGCCCAACCAGTTCACGGTGCGCCGTGGCCGGGTGGCTCAGGTTCAGGACGTGAACGAGGAAACCATCGATCTGACGATCCAGCAGCCTATCGGCGTGGATATGAAGTTCGATTCGCGTGAACTTACCCTGACGATTGATGACTTCTCGGAACGCTACATCCGCCCTGCAGTCAGCCGCCTGATCGGTGCGCTGGAAACTGACTTCCTCGCCTACGCCCTCCCGCGCGTTCCTAACGCGGTGGTCAATGCGGGTGGTCTGGCTCTGTCTGATGCTCTGAACGCCCGCGCTATCCTGTCGAACCACCTTGCGCCTTCGACGGATCGTTTCGCTCTGGTCAACACGCAACAGAACGTGGATGTCGTCAACGGCACCTCGACCCTGTTCAACAATCAGACTGAAATCGGCCGTCAATACAAAGAGGGCTATATGGGTCGTGCGGCTGGCTTCGACTGGTTTGAATCGACCACCATTCCGCGCTTCTTCGCGGGTGCTGGCACGGGCTATCTGGTCAACGGCGCTAACCAGTCGTCCCCGACTCCGCTGCTTCCGGGTCAATCGCAAACCCTCATCGTGGACACCGGCACCGGCCAGATCGCGGCTGGCACCATCTTCACCATGGCGGGTGTGTTTGAGGTCAACCCGGAAACCAAGGCGTCGAACGGCAAGCTGCGCCAGTTCGTCGTTCTGGCGACCAACGCGACCAATGCAACGCTCCTGACGATTGCTCCGGCAATGGTTACTTCGGGCGCGAAGCAGAACGTCACGGCGGCTCCTGCGGACAATGCTCCGATCAACATCGTCTCGACGGCTTCGAACAACTATGACCAAGGCCTCTTCTACCAGAAGGACGCCTTCACTCTGGTCACGGTTGATCTGGAGATGCCGAACGGTGTGGACTGGAAAGCCCGCGAAACCATGGACGGTGTGTCGATGCGCCTTGTGCGTGATTGGGACATCATCAACGACGAATGGGTCACCCGTCTGGATATTCTGCCGGGTTATGCCGTTCTCTACGAAGATTGGGCCGTCAAGGCTCTGTCGCGTCCTCAAGCCTAAGGAGTGAATGAAGATGTCTATCCACCAACTGTCTGACCGTGGCCCCGATGGAACTTCCATGGGCCAAGACCCTGCCGACAAGCTCAGCTTTTTCGGGGCTGTCCCCGTTGCCCAGAATGTTCTGGCGACGGGCGCTACTACCGCCCAGATCGTCGCTGAGTTGGCCCGACTTGGCCTCACGCGTCTGACCTAAGAAAAGGAGGGGGCGGCTGTAATGGTCGCCCCTTACCCCTATGACCAATGACTTTGATGCATGGATGTGGAAGGGCGAGGAGATGCGCCTGTTTCGTGCTGGAGAGGTCATTCCTAACGATTGGTATGACGCGCCGGACAAGTTCAACGGCGCTGATCCCAAGGCTCTTGATCTGGACGGTGACGGACGTGCTGGCGGCTCTTTGCCCTACAGCTTTGAACGGGTCGCTACCGAAGAGACGACTATCATCCCTCGTAAACGCGGCCGTCCTCGGAAGGTAAAGCCCGATGAGCTTTGAGAATTACGAGGCGCTTAAGGCCGAAGTTCAATCCTTCATGTGGGATCGGGCTGACGTTGTCGCCAAAATCCCTACGTTCATTTCTCTTGCCGAGGCCGAGGCCAGACGCCTGCTGCGAACCCGCGAGACGAACGAACGCCGGGCCATCAACATTTCATCCGACGTGACCTCCATTCCGTGCGGTGCAGGGCAAATCAAGGCCATTCGCATCACGGAGAATGGAACGAAAGACCTCGATTACGTCACTCCTGAGCAATTTTCTTCCATGTCCTCGCCGTCTTACGGCGTTCCTCGGTTCTATACGATCCAGAACGAGCGAGTTTACTTCTACCCTCAGGGCGCGTTCTCCGGGGAGATGGTCTTTATCGAGCCGTTTGAGCCGCTGTCGAAGGTGTGCAACTGCAACTGGCTCCTGAAGCAGCATCCGGACATCTACCTTTGCGGAGCCCTGAAGTGGGGCAAGGCGTGGCTGATTGATGGCGATTGGGATTGGGCGACGCCGTTCTATTCCGCCATTGAGGCCGCTAACGCCCATTCGCCTCGGGTCCAGACCAACACCACTTTGCGAGCCGATGACGCCGCTATCATGGCGCGTCGAAACGGGTTCAGCGTGTATACCGGGGGGATTTCCTGATGCCTGTTTCGCCTACAATTCAGGACGTGCAGCCCACTGTCGGGGGTTCCGCTGATACTTGGGGTGGCGTTCTGAACGCGCGCCTGCAAGAGGCGTATGATGACATCTTCGCTCTTGCCACGCAGGGCAACTCTACGGAGACGGCTTTCGGCTTCGCTGTTCTGGTCACAGGCTCAACCTCTACGGGCGATCAAATCCTTGCCAACGTCGGACCTACCTCGCAGTATTCCGCTGGCTACAGAGGTCTTCCGGTTGTCAGCGTTGACGTTGACCGGACGTTTCTGCTGACGGATGCCGGGAAGATGGTTCGCTTGTTCGGGGCTGTTTCAAAGACGTGGACGATTCCGCCAAATAGCTCGGTGGCCTTCCCGATTGGAACGGTCATTGTCCTGCGCAACTTCGCAACTGCCACCTTGAATATTGCAAGGGGGGCTGGGGTTTCTTTGCGTCAGGTAGGCTCTGCGACGGATGCCAATGCTACGCTGGCCTCGTTCGGACGCACGGCGATCATCAAGGAAGACACAGACATCTGGGTCATGGGATGACCGGGGCTGTAGCCGCTCTGGCGGGTGGTCGGGGGTTGTCTGTCACGGCCAATACGCCTGTTTCTGGAGTGGGTGCTCCTACAAACGCCTCGACTGCTGTAGCGACGGGCGGGACGCCCCCATACGGGCATTCGTGGCAGAAGATTTCCGGTGACGATCTATCCCCGCTGAGCCCTATCTCTGCGTCTACGCAATTTGACGGTCCTGTTCCGGGCGGTGAATCTTTCACGGCGTTTTTCAAGTGTGTGGTCACTGACGCTCTGGGTAGAACCGGAGAGAGCAACCCTGTCGCGGCCACGCGGAGCGAATTCTAGTGTTTATCACGCTCGACCTCCCTCCCGGTCTTGTGGCTCTTGGAACGGATTACCGGGCCAAGGGACGATATATCTATGCCGATCTGATGAGGTGGTCAGAGGGCGTGATTCAGCCTGTAGGAGGCTGGCGGACCCGTTCTGATGATGTGGTTTCCGGCATGGCTCGGGCCTGCCTGACGTGGGCGGATAACAGCGGCCAATCGTGGATCGGTATCGGAACGAATACCAATCTCTACGCCATGACCCGTTCGGGAGCCTTGTCCGACATTACCCCCGTGGGCTTCTCGCCGGGGCCGGTGAACGCAACGGTGGGCGGCGGTTACGGAACCGGGCTCTACGGAACCGCGACCTATGGAACGCCGCGCCCGGATAGCATCAATATCATCCCCGCCGCTTCATGGACGCTGGACACGTTCGGAGAAAACCTTGTCGGGGTGATGGATGCAGATAACAAGCTCTATCAGTGGGAATTGAACGTCGCCAATCCTGCGGAAGAAGTGGTTGAGGCCCCTGAATGCTACGCCGTGCTGGTGACGCAAGAGGGCATCGTCATGGCTCTGGGGGCGGATGATGGCTCGACCCTGAATCCGCGTTACATCAAGTGGTCTGGGCTCCAGAACATTACCGACTGGACTCCTACGGCCACGAACCAATCTCGGGATGCGTTGCTGCAAACCCAAGGGCGGATTGTTACGGGGAAAAGGGTTCCTGGCGGGGCGTTGATCCTGACAGATGAGGGGGCCTTCCTTGGAACCTATGTCGGTCCTCCGTTCGTCTATACCTTCCAAAGGGTCGGAGCGGGTTGCGGGATTGTCTCCAGACAGGCTGTAGCGGTGACGCAGAACGCGACGTTCTGGATGGGGCGTAACGGCTTCTATGTCTTCAACGGCTATGTCTCGGACCTTCCCTGCGATGTGAAGGACTACATCTTTTCGAGGATCAACCGGGGCCAGCTTTCCAAGGTCTCGGTTCTGCTGAATTCGGATTTCAACGAAGTGACGTGGTCCTATCCCTCGTCCAATAGCCTTGAGGTCGATAGCTACGTGACCTTCAACTATCAGATGGGTGTCTGGTATTTCGGGGCTCTGGACCGGACCTGTGGAACGGGCTCTAATGGCGTCCTGCAATACCCGATCATGATCGGGACCGATGGCTTGACGTATGACCATGAGGTCGGGACCAATAGGGACGGAAGGCAACCCTATCTCCAGTCGTCTCCCGTAGAGATCGGAGCGGGGGACAATGTCATCATGCTCAAGCGGTATATTCCCGATGAGCGAAACGCGGGACAGGTTCAGGTGAACTTCCGTTATCGCGCATGGCCGCAAGCGCCTGAGTCTCAGGTCACGATTGACGCCACTACCCCGGCTGATTTCAGGCTGACGGCGAGACAGATCGCGGTGGAATACGTGGGTGATCCTGACATTGATTTCCGCATCGGCTCTTTCCGATTTGATGCACAGCAAGGGGGCAAACGATGATCCCGCCTATCCAGCCCGGCCCGTCATACGACATGAATAACGAGGCTCAGTTTCGCTCTGCGGTGAGACAGAACGACATTCAGGCCGTGAAGACGAACGAGGCGATTCAGTCCTTCATCATGATCGACCAGGACGACGGCCAACCCTACCGGCTGACGCTTGAATCGGGCGTTCTCGTTCCAACGCTGGTGACGCCGTGATTGGATTGATGGGGTTTCAAAAGACCGCGCCGGGCGTTCGGGAGCAAGGAAATATCGACCTCGCCAAGCGCCCTCGGGTTATAAACCCAGATGGGTCTGTCAGCACTGTGCGCTCAATGTCTATCGGGACGGACGCGGGGGAGTATCTTATCCCCACGGTTTCGGATGCAGGGAAGTCGCTTTCTGAACAGCAGGCGATTGAACAATTCTACGCTACAGGCCGCCACCTTGGACTGTTCGACAGCCCCGGAAACGCAACGGCATACGCCAAGCGGCTGCACGATCAGCAAGCACGGTCTTTCGGTCTTCTGGACGCATTCCGATGAAGTGGCAGGATCACATCTCTCGGGCTCTTTCCTATCAGCAGACTCACGACATTGAGGACGTGGAGCGGATGGTTAGCAAGGGTGAGGCCCAGCTATGGCTAGGCCAGAAATCAGCGGCGGTGACTGAGATAATCCAGTTTCCAAAGTGCAAGGTTCTGCATCTTTGGCTCTGCGGAGGCGACTTGCGGGAGATCACCGAAACCATGCTCCCGGAAGCCGAAGCCTTTGCACGGAAAGAAGGTTGCAACCGACTTACGACGGCTGGTCGGATTGGATGGGATAGGGTAATGAGGACGCACGGATTCACCCCTGCGGCCTCTATTTGTGCGAAGGATTTGCTGTAATGTCTTTCTCTCTGGGCGGCTCAAAGCAAAAGCAATCCCAAACGACGAACGAAACGTCCACGTTCACGCCTAATCAGCAGTTTCTTGACCAGACCCAGACGGGTCTAAACTCTGCGATGGGCTTGATGGGTTCCTATCGTCCGACGACGGGCGCGGACGTTCAACAATACCTCAACCCCTACATGGACACGGTATCGCAAGGCATCCAGCGTCAGGCGGGGATTGCGGCAAACAACAACGATGCGCAGGCCGCTGCTGCGGGTGCGTTTGGCGGCACGGGGTGGGGGCTTCTTCGCGGAGAGACGGCGAGGGGTTATGCCGACGCAGAGGCCAATGCTCAGGCTCAGGGGTATA